ACTAGTAAAGCATCATCAATGTTTAGAACATATGGTGCAATAAATAATTTGGATGCAGTTAGAAGGTCACCATTTGGTAAAACAAGAACATATCTAAACGATTTTAAACAAAACAAAGGAACCACAGCTATTCCTTATTTAGGTTTTATGACTGAAGATAACAAATACGTTGGTTTGTTTGGTAGTTTACTGTACTATGCTCAACAAAGTGAAGAAGCAAAAGCATTTTTATTCCTACACACTCTACCGTTCAATGGTATGATAATGGGCGAACAATCAACAGCAAATGTTAGAGACTATAAAGGCTTATTTGACGTAAACGAAGTTATGAATACCTTTATGGGTAGAGCTGGTTTTATAAAAACACCTTATGCTTGGGCTGCATTTGTTGGTGGATTATTGTGGAGAGCGGATGCGGCAACTGACCCTATTACTTTTGGGTTAGGTACGACAAGCTATATACCAATGAACCAAGGCAACTATCCTAAACAATACGAATATCTTCGTCATGAGTTATCAAACTCTTCAATGCAATTCATAAATGATTTTGGTGGTTTAGACTATCAAAAAGTAGATGCAATGATTTTGCAATTACCACAGCAAGTAAGAGATGAGTTTAAAAACGTTTTTGCTTCGTTTGTTGAAAATGAATGGGCAGCTATGAAACCACAATTAGAAGTATTGAAATCTAATGGTTCAATTTCAGATTGGGTCTCAGCTTGGAATAGCATAACTTATGTAACAACCACAGTTGAAGATAACCTTATCTTCGATAATATCTATAGAGCAACAACAAGTTCATCATCAATAGTAAGTGCATATAACGCTGTTTATGAAAATGGCACTAAAAAAGCGATTGATAATTACAAGGTTTTCACCAGATATATTGGTACCGATGAGTTTGAAGATGGATACAACTTCAACTATCATTATTTTACAGAACTAAAAGATAATTCTGATGCTAGTTATTCAGTTCTTAGATTACTTAGCAAAGATATAGTTATTGCTAACAATTCTGTTAGAATTTGGCAAAACGACCTATTACAAGGGTTAAATAATGCTACACCTAATAATACTGACGCTAGAGGAAAAGTGCAAATGTTAGGTGCTGATTTAGAACTATACGTTAACAAAATAGTTGAAGCTCTAAAAGGTGAATACTCGACAGAAATTGAAGAAACCAAACGTATAACACAAGAAGTTTTTGGTACTGATAACGTAAACATAATCAAGTTTCAATTATACCGAACATGTAAAAACTTGTACGATAAATGGATTGGTGGTACTGAAAATACTGATAGCCTTATCTTTAAAAACCTTAAGTTTGGTGATGATAATTCTTCACTTAAAGGTTCTAAAAATGGTAGGAATGGTCTTGACGATGAATTAGCTATAAAACGTTTAGGTCCTAATGCAGACCCTAGACTTATTGATAGTTTTAGATTTGTGACTAGAGCTTTTAAAGATATCGGTGACGAATTATTGGTAAACCCAAAAGAAGCGGCTGAAGTTGTTAAAAACGGTACAAACAATAGTTTTTATGACGTTGTTACAAGTATCTTGTCAAGTAATAAATTTAACTTTATTGCCCTTCCTAATTTTATCAACTATAATGACCCTAAAGAACTATCGGCGGTTTTCAGACCAATGTCAATGGCTGAAGGATTGAGCAACGGTTCTGGTGGTCCTGCTTTTGTGTGCGTATATGCGGGACAAGCTTCTAAAAATTTGGATTTCAAAAATTCAGAATATCAAAACGATGGTTTTGATGCACAATGTTATGACGGTAACTTATCACCATCAGTGCCAGAAGATTTCACTAGGGCTACAAGTATTGAAAACGAACACGAAAACAATGTTGCTATTTTTTCAGTAAATTACAGTCAGCAAAACCAAAACATATTCAAAGATATTACCTTGGACCAAAGTGAGTTTAGTGAAACAGCTGAATCACTTAAGATTACTGATGAAATAGCTAGTAAGGGTGCTGAAAATAGGGTTACATTAGGTGGTCAAAATTTGTATAACGTTTATTCCGTCAGAAGCTATAAAGCTGAAGTTGAAATGATGGGTAACGCCATGATTCAACCTATGATGTACTTCCAGTTGAACAATATACCTATGTTCCATGGTGCTTATCTAATCACACAAGTTAAACACTCAATCAAACCTAACTACATGACAACTATTTTTAATGGTGTTAGGGTTAGGAATGTTGAAACCCCATTATTGGATGAGGCAGCTCTTTACATGCCATTACTTGATAGTATTGTTAATGCTGAAAATTTAAGAAGTGGTCTTTCAGCCGTTAACTCAACTAATCCAACTGGAACCATACCTAATGAAATGCTCGTCACACCAAGTGGTACTGTTGTATCATTGTTTGTTGACCCATTTGAGAATAGTGGTAATGTAGTTGTTACAAGCGTCCCAGGATTAAGAAACTTGGATGGTTCAATTAGAACACACAAGGGTGTGGATTTTGGATTGACTTTCGGTACTAATTTGAAATCAGTTTATAAAGGTAAAATTGAGTTGCTTAAATATGATGCTAAGGGTTATGGTCTTTACATGGTAATTAACCACGGAACAATTGATGGCAGAACTTATAAATCAGTTTATGGACACGTATCGGAACTAAATAAAGACATCTTTGGTAAAACACTTGCTGATTTGTCACAAAGCGATATCCAAAAAATAGTGTCTGGTTACAACCCTAATATCGAAGTATCTACTGGTACGATAATCGGTAAGAGTGGTGGCGCCCCTAAAAAGACTTATGTTGACTTTTACAATAAAAAGTACGACACAGCTGGACATTCAACTGGTGCTCACTTGCACTATGAATTAAGATTAGGTGAATCAAATGATGGTGGTACATCATTCACACAATTGCAACCAATTTACTCAATACCTTATTTGCCTTTGAATGCTTACTGTACTTATAAAAATAAGACGGTAGCCCCAGCAAACGAAAAAATCATATATGGTGATTCGGCTGATTATTGGTCACTTATGGCTATTTGCTCACTTGAAGCAGGTGTTCCACAGGCTAGAGCTGACGTTGCTCAATCAATTTACAATAGGCTTGCTACCCCAGGTCAACCTTATGGTAAAACAATCAAAGAAATTGTTGTTGCAAACAAACAGTATCAACCAACGTTTGCTAACAGAACTGATTGGGTTGCGATAAATGACAGCGCTACAGCTATAAAAGCAATAATGTACGCTAAAAATTGGACCATGGATAAGGCCAAAACTGAATTGAAGAATACAATTGATGCTTTGAACAATACAAACAATCAAGAATTGGCTAGAAATTTCATACAAACAAGAACAGAGTTCCTAGCCAGCGACCCAACATCAACCGATGTTGTGGGTGTTATTCAAAGAGAACCGTTGGCGCAGAATAATTCTTTCTTCTGGAAGTATGCGGGTAAGAAACTTATTGATAAAGTCCCTCCGCTACCACCAGACTGGTCTAGCTACAATATCGAGAGAAATGTAGCTTAACTTGCAACTTTGGATAAAAGTTAGTATATTTGCCGTATGATAATCGGTAATATCTTAACAACACAAAAGGTTGAAGCACCTGAAGAATTCAATATCGCTAAAAAAGAAAGCGAATTGGTTGAGGGTGTCCCTACTTTATATGTTGGTTTTGATTACGTTGATAAACACTTCCCTAATTTTGACATTACGGATAGGTGTTTAGGTGGTGACAAGTACTGGACTTTTAAAAGAACCGAGAAACGGGATTATTTTGAAGAAACCTTACAGTGGTTCATAAAAAAAGCTTACAATACATATGTAGAGAAGTCGATTTATCTGTATGTTGACCCTATAAATTATAGGGGTAAAACGTTTAGAAAAATTGTCAGAAAAATCTTTTCAATGAACAACATAATCACGTATCTAGTTGATGATATGGCATATATGTATGGTGACAACTACATTTTCGGGATAAACTTTAAGGTTTTAAAGTTTATGGGTGTTGATGTCGATAAGATAAAACACAAACTAAAGTCAATATCCACAGTGCTTTTAGAAGGTTCCGATATACTTATAGAATATAAAAAATCAGTTTCGATTTTGAACAACAAATCGAGATACATCCCACTTTTATATTCGATAAGAAATGGAAAAAACAATGTTACTGGCTTCGTTCATATTTCCTGAGAGACTAGAATGGTTCTTGGGTTATTTGGAGACCAAATTTAAGATAGATAGAGGAAAAGTGTTTGGATATAAAAATTTGGGGGATGAATCAAAAGTAATTGTTACGTTTAAATTCACTGCCAAAGATTCCAAGCGAATAAATTTAAAAGATTTGTTTCCTAATGCAATCCCTATTCATAAAAAGGGTTCTACTCTTTACACAATCAACGCCTTAAATAGGTTAATTGATAACATGACGGATTCTGAACCTGGAAATACAGATTACAAGTCAGTGAAAATCAATTGGTCTGAGTATGAAAACAAAATAATCTTGTTAAATGGTAAAGACCTATCTATTTCTGACATAGAAAGGGTTTTTTAGTGATTACTAGATATTTATAGGAAAAATAACGCTATTTTTTAAAATTTAAAACTATGAATGCTCAAAATTCACCAAAAAACACTGAAGACCTTAACAAGGCTTTAGATGCCATGTTAGAAAATCAAGAAATGGATTGTTCTAGTGGTGTTTGCGTAATCAAAGGCGATAAAAGCCTTGTTGAACGTATCAACAAAAAAATAATCACTGAAGACGGTAGACAATTATTGATATAATGAAAAAGAGGTTTAACCCAGAATTACTTAAAGAAGAGCAAAACAGGTTCAGACTCCTATCTGAGTACGATTTTTACACCGAAAAGAAGGAACCTGTCACTTATTCAGATACTGAAGGTGGTAAAGAACTTTTATTGGGTAAAGACTTAGAAGAAGCTGATGAAGCACCTAATGATGACTTGGCACAAGATGATGCTAACCTAGATGCGGCTGCAAATGATGTAGCGGCAGATTTAGGTGTAGACAATCAAGCGACAGACCAAACAGCCCCACCTGCCCCAGACGCTGCTCCAGCTCCAGATGCGGCCCCACCTGCTGAACCACCTATGGACTCGGCACCAGAAGACAATTCAAATGATGTTGAGTTGGACGTAACCGATTTGGTACAAGGTTCAGAAGAAGCTAAACAATCTGCTGAAATGGCAAGTAAAAATAGTGAGATGCTTTTACAAAAGTTATCCGACCTTGAAGGTATGGTTGCTAATATGGCTAGTATTTCTAACAAAATTGAGGAATTGGAAAACGAAATAATCAAGCGTAATCCAACCCCAGTGGAGAAGTTAGAGATGAGGTCTTTAGATTCTTACCCATTCAATCAAAAACTATCTGATTATTGGGCTGATAAGGAAGGTGCTTACGATGTAATGCATCAAGAAAAATCAACATCACCGAAAGAATACACTTTGACGAGGGATGACGTGGACAACTCATACAATGAGTTTTCAGCAAAAGACTCGTTTAAGGTAACGCCAGATATGTACGATGAAGAGGACATGGATGGATACATAGAAACAGACATTTAAAATTGGGCCCTTAAGGGCCCTTTTTTTATTTTCACTAAGTACTTGCATAATTGAAAAATAGTTAGTATATTTGCATCAAGTCTGGTTTAAAAAGCCCGAAAAAAGTTCACGAAAATATCAAAAAATCGCTTGACTTTTATGCAAAAATTTCGTATATTGGTATTACGAAAAACGTTGTAAATAACAAACAAACATATATATTTTTTAAAAATGAGTGAACAGAAAAATGCTTTGGCAGCAATGCTTGAGCAGTACGAAGCTAATGCAAAGCCAAAGTACGAAAAGAAAACAGAAAAGGTTTATGACCTTAAAAATTACTTTAACACATTTATCCCAGAAGGTGTTAAGTCAGCAACAAAAACAATCAGAATTTTACCAGTAGAAAACGGTAGCCCATTTGTTGAACTTTATGCACATAAAATTCAAGTTAATGGCGAGTACAAAACATTTGCGTGCTTAAAGCATGAAAAGAATGAACCATGTCCTTTCTGTGAGGCACGTGAAGCTCTTCTTGCAACAGGTAATGCTGAGGATAAGAAATTAGCTGGTAACTACAGAGCACGTCTTATGTACGTTGTTAAAGTGATTGACCGTGCTAACGAAGACGAAGGTGTTAAGTTTTGGAGATTTAACCACGATTCTCGTTCTGAAGGTATCTACGATAAAATCTATGCGGTAATCAATGCTATCAAAAAAGATATCACACATGCTGAAAACGGACGTGATATTGTATTGACAATTAACCGTAACCAAAACAACGTTCCTGTTGTATCTGGTATTGCTACCCTTGACCCAAGCCCACTTAGTGAGGATGCGGAAAAAGCTGCACTTTGGTTGTCAGACACAAGAACATGGGAAGATGTTTATTCCGTGCGTTCATACGATTACTTAGCAATCATTGTTAAGGGCGAAGAACCAGTTTGGGATAAAGAAAACAAGTGTTTCGTTGCTAAGAAAGATTTGGATGCTGTTGAAGCTGAAAAACAAACATTGGATTCAGAATTGACCATGGGTGTTGAAACAGTTAAAGCAAACATGCAAGCGGCAACTGAACCAACTACTGAAACCGAAACTTCTACCGTTGAGGAAGAAGAGGATGATTTGCCTTTCTAAAAATTTCATTTGAATAGGTTTCACAAAGCAAGAGGAAGTGAGGGATTGCTTCCTCTTGTTCTAAATAACAATTAAATTAAGATTACTATGAAACATGGCCAAAAAACCATCAAAAACAATTGAAAAGAAAGAATTTAACTTAGATGCTTTTAAAGAAAAAGAAGGATTAGATTTTAACATAGCGGAAAAAGAATTATCTTGGATACCGTTATCAGAAGCTTTTCATGAAGCATTAAAAATACCAGGTATTCCAATTGGGTATTTCTCATCATTTAGAGGTTACTCAAATACTGGTAAATCAACAGCTATATACGAAGGTGTTGCTGGCTGTCAAAAGATAGGTGTACTTCCAGTAATTTATGAAACTGAAGGTAACTGGAATTGGGAACATGCTAGAAACATTGGTGTTCAATTTGAAGAAATAGTTGACGAAGAAACTGGTGAAATTAACTACAAGGGTGATTTCATTTTTATGCAAGGACATGACCTTTTAAAAATGTATGCGAACTATGACCACCAACACACAAAAATGACGACAAAACCACTTCGTTATGAACCAGTGGTGGAAGACGTTGCACACCATATGCACACAATATTAGATGCACAGCAAGAAGGTCGTCTACCAAGAAACATTGCGTTCTTTTGGGATTCAGTAGGTTCTTTGAATTGTTTCAAAGGCGCTACATCAAAAACAACAAACAATCAGTGGACAGCTGGTGCGCTAAGTACTTGTTTCAAATCATTGATTAACTTTAGAATCCCAGCATCAAGAAGAGCTGATTCTGAATTCACATCAACGTTTATTGTTGTTCAACAAATTTGGTTGGATAACGAGAACAAAGTTATCAAGCACAAAGGTGGTGAAGCGTTCTTCTACTCACCAAGACTTATTATTCACTTTGGTGGTATATTAACACACAGCACAGAAAAACTTAAGGCAACCCTTAATGGTGAAGAATTCCAGTTTGGTGTACAAACACGTGTAAGATGTGAAAAGAACCAAGTAAATGGTATTGAACAAAAAGGTGAGATAGCATCAACACCACATGGTTATTGGAACCCAGATAAAATCAATGACTATAAAGAAGAACACAAAGATTTTATCAAAAAAGCTTTGAACACAACACTTGACGATTTTAAAATCGAAAAAGAAGTTCAAGATTTTAGCCGTGAAGATATGATGGCTTAATATACCTCTTTTAACCTTTTATTCGTTCATGTATGAACAAACGACCACCACGTAATGGTGAACCACAAAAAACAAAAATAAATACACTCTTGGTAGATGGAAATGCCCTATTTAAGGTAGGGTATTTCGCATCACAGAGCATGTATAATTCGGAAGGTAAGCACATAGGTGGTGTTTACTCTTTTATGACGCTTCTCCGTAAGCTATTGACTGATGACCTGTATCATCAAGTCTATGTATTTTGGGATGGTAATTTTAGCGGCAAACTCAGATATGAGATATACAAGCCCTATAAAAGTGACCGTGGGAAAGACTACGAAAACGGCACTCAACCAACCGATGAAAATGAACTATACCAAAGAAAAAGGGTATGGGAATATCTTAATGAACTTTATGTTAGACAATTAATGGATGATGTTATCGAAAGCGATGACTTCATAGCTTACTATTGCCATAACAAAGAAGAAAATGAAAAAATTACAATAGCATCTACAGATAGAGATTTTTTGCAATTGATGTCCAACGACATACGAATTTATTTTATAGATTTGAAAGAATATGTTGCATTATCAAATTATTCTTCGTATTTTTGCTATCATCAGTCAAACGCTGTTTTGATGAAGACCATGCTGGGTGATAACTCAGATAGCATTAAAGGAATAAAGGGATTGGGTGAGAAAACCCTTATCACACATTTTCCAATGCTTAAACAACAAACAACAACTTTAAACGAAATTATTGACGAAGCTAAACGACTTCAAGAACAACGATTAACAGAAAAAAAGAAACCTCTTAAGGTACTCGATAACATCATCAATGCAGTAACAGATGGTGTGCAAAAAGAACGAGTTTATGAAATCAATGAGTTATTGGTTAATCTAAGTCATCCTATGATGACTGAGGATGGGATAAGAGAGTTAGAACAGTTAAAAGAAGGGACGCTGGATACTCCTGAGCGAGACCTTAAAACTGTTTTTATGTACATGGAGCAAGATGGATTAGATAAAGCTCTGGGTCAAGAAAGATATAAAGAATTTCTAGCCCCATTCAAAAAACTAATTCAAAGAGAGAAAAACATTAACCTTTTAAATAACAAACAATGACAACTACAAGTGTCCAAAGACCATTTGATGGCAAAAAAATTGAAGAACAACGTTTTGAGTTTCTTCTATACATTAACAACAATATTATCTGTCAAAGATATTTCAACATCAAAGATTTCAACGAAAATAACCTAAATGAGGGGTTACTATACGGTGTAAACGTAAAAGAATTGATGGATAATTTGACTGGTATGAACAACGGTCAATACGGTACCATGGGTATCATACCAAACTTCCTAAAAGAACGTTCAAAAGACTTTACTTGGGGTAATTATAACCCATATGCATCAACACAAGAGTCAACCGTTAGAAGTCTTTTTGAAAAAATTGATGATTTCCAGTTTGAAATCAGAATTGATAAGAAAACAGTGGCAAAATCAATGTTTTCTGGTAATTATTTCCCACCAAAAGTTAGGTACGCGGTGGATATCAAAGAAATTATTCCTAGCATAATCGCCGAAATTAGACACTATTTCAGCGCATAAAAAAATATTGATAAAGTGGGTCTCACCCACCCACTTTGTCATATTTATAAACACAAGTTTTAAGGATAAGTTTTAATGGCGACCAACAAAATAAATAAAGACGATTTACAGTATTTAGGGTTCGACTATCAAGTAAGATTGATGGCCCAAATACTAACGGATTCAAGGTTCGCGAATTCTATTATAGATATACTACACCCAAATTATTTTAGTGACCAATACCTTAAGATAATTGTTGCGGTATTAAAAGATGCAAAAGCAAAAGATGATATTGTCCCAGACATAGGAAGTATCGAATTTCGTTTATTGGAAGACGTTAATGATGAGGTGCAAAGGCGCTACGTTATTAAACAACTTGAAAAGATTAAGGAAGCTAGTTTACATGATTCAATAAAAGTGCAAGAAATTGCTATGAAGTTTTGTAAACAACAAGAACTTAAGAAATCCATAAATGAAATCAGCAAAATTATTGATAAAGGTAACCTAGAAGACTATGACCAATGTGAAGCTATTTTGAGAAAAGCGCTGGAACACGGTGATGGTAAAGATGATGGTATGGATATTTTTGACAACATAGATGATGTGTTGTTAGAAGATTTCAGACGCCCAATCAGGACTGGTATCAATGGTTTGGACGAATATATGGATGGTGGTTTATCTAAAGGTGAATTGGCGGTAATATTGGCACCATTTGGTGTTGGTAAAACAACCATGATAACCAAGATAGCTAATACGGCTATGAACGATGGGTATAAAGTATTGCAAATATTTTTTGAGGACAACCCAAAAGTTATTCAACGTAAACACTTGTCCTGTTGGACTGGTATAGCATTGAATGACCTATCAATAAACGCTGAAATTGTTAAAAACGTTTATCGTGAAAAAATGGTGGCTTCAAAAGAAGGTAAGGGTTTAATTAAACTAAAAAAATTCCCTTCTGATGGAACAACAGTACCGATGATACGTCAATACATTCGTAAAAAAATAGCTGAAGGTTTTAGACCTGATATAGTTCTTATTGATTACATTGACTGTATTCAACCCTCTAGAAGTTATGATGATGTTAACGTTGGTGAAGGTGCTGTAATGAGACAGTTTGAAACCATGTTAGCTGAGTTAGATATGGCTGGATGGACAGCGGTTCAAGGTAATAGAAGTTCTATAGGTGCAAACGTTGTAGAAGCAAACCAAATGGGTGGCTCTATCAAGAAAGGTCAAATTGGTCACTTTATTGTGTCAATCGCAAAAACGCTTGACCAAAAAGAAGACGGTACAGCAACCATGGCTATTCTAAAATCACGTTTTGGTAAAGATGGTATCGTATTCGAAAACATTACGTTTGACAATGCACGTATCCAAATTGATATGGGTTTAAGTAAAGGACCAAAAACAAGAGGCGAATTTAACAATGATTTGAAAGTATCTGAAGACCTTTCAAATCAAATAAGAGTTAAGAACGCAATGGAAGCTTTTAAAGCTAGAAAAGAAGCCATGGGTGGAACTCCACCAACCAGTGGTGAAACAACCAACCAATAAAAAAAAAAGAAAATGTATTTAAAAGACAACACATTAAAAAAGAGATATTCTATTTTTCCAATTCTACATCCAGATTTGTGGAAGCGCTATAAAGAAGCTGAAAAACAAACTTGGGTGGCTGAAGAGACACCGCTAGACAAGGACAAATACGATGAATTACGAGATAATGAAAAACAATATTTGAAAAACATATTAGGGTTTTTCGCAATATCTGATGGTTTGGTAATTGATAATTTAGCAACCAATTTTTTACGAGAAGTAGAAATTTTGGAAGCTCAATACTTTTACGGACACCAAACATTTATCGAACAAGTTCACGCTAATGGTTATTCGTTACTGATTGAAACCTTTATCAAGGACATCAATGAACGAGAAGAATTGTTTAACTCAATGGAAAGCAACGAAGCTGTATCAAAAAAGGCGTCATGGGCAGAGAATTGGATTCAACACCCATCATTCCCACAAAGATTGTTAGCATTTGCTTGTGTTGAAGGTATTTCGTTTAGTTCAGTGTTTGCTGGTGTGTTTTGGTTTAGAAGTCGAAACAAAATGCCAGGTTTGGCCAGTATGAATGAATTGATTTTGAGAGACGAAACCGCTCACTATGATTTTGCACTTAATCTATACAAAAACTATTTGAAAGACGAATACAAGTTATCAAAAGACGAGATTAGAAAGATTGTGTTGGGTTGTTATGAAGTTGAAAAAGTCTTCATCGAAGAAAGTATGCCTGATGGTCTGCAAGGGTTGACAAAAGAAGATATGATTAAGTATGTAAAATTTGTTACCGATATTGTTTTAACAGACTTTGATTGCGAACCAGAGTTTAAAACTAATAACCCACTTGACTATATGTCACGTATTGGGTTGAGCGCAAAAAATAACTTTTTTGAAAATAGAGTTGGAGAATACACTAGAGTTGAAATTCCAAAAACAATGGATGGTGTGTTTGATGACGATTTTTAATCTAATTTAATCATGAGAATCTTAAAAAGAGACAAAACAACACAGGCTTTTATGCCTAACAAAATTTTGAGCAGAATCAAAACACAAGCCACTGGGCTTAAGGTTGATTGTGACTCACTTTTCCAAGAGGTAATCCCTCTTATTAGCGACAATATAACAACAACTGAGATTGATGAGTTAATCGCTTTTAAAGCGGCTGATAAAATCATCCAACACCCAGATTATTCCCTATTGGGTGGTCGTATACTTCTAAGCCGTCAATCTAAATTGATTGGTAAAGAACTACAACCAGTCGATATGACTTACGATTTTTTTGCGGCTACAACATTTTTGCAAAAATATTCTAAAAGGGATAACAATAAAATTCCTATGGAATTACCGTCATGTATGTACGAGCGTGTAGCATTACATTTACATGGTGATGACGAAAAAGCTAGAAAAGAATTGGTGAAAGAACTCACTAACAAACACATTAACTTCGCCACACCAATTTATACGAACGCTGGTATTGAAAAGAGAGGTGGCATGATTTCTTGTAATCTAACACACTTGGAAGAGGATTCTTTTGAGGGTATTGAAAACACACTTACAAAGATTGCGTCAGCATCTAAAGAAGGTTCTGGTATTGGATTATTAATTGACCCGCTTAGAAGCAAAGAGAGTATTGTAGAATCGTTCCAAGGTAATGCAGGTGGTGTTGTAAGACTTGCAGATATGGTTCAGTCAAAAATGAGGTTTTATAAACAAGGGTCTCGCTCTGGTAGCTGCGCACTATATTTGTCTGTTTGGCATAAAGACATTTTTGATTTCTTGGATTTAACATTACCTATTGGTGATGAACAATTGAGAACACGTGATTTGTTTACAGCTGTTATCATTAACGACCTTTTCATGCAAAAACTTGAAAATAATGAACCTTGGTATACATTCTGTCCAAATGACATCAAAAAAGCTGGATTAACTCCCCTACATTTACTTTGGGGTGAAGAGTTCAACGCTGAATATCAAAAAGCGGTTGATTTGGGTCTTGGTGTTGAGGTTGACGCTAAGAAAATCTTAGACTCAATTATTAAATCACAAGTTGAAAGCGGTAGACCATATGTGATGTTCAAAGATAATGCGAACAAGCGAAACATGCAAGATAATATTGGTTTGATATTACAATCAAACTTGTGTATCGAAGTCTTCCAAGCTTCAAAACCTAGATATACGCCTCAATGTACATTAGGTTCAATAAACCTAGCTGAACATGGTGGTCTTAAATCAATAGATAAATCAGTTAGAGTTTTGGTTAGAGGATTGAATGAAGTCATAAGTAAAAACAAATGGAGTGATGAATGGAGCGCTGCTGCTGGTATGGACCAAAGAGCTTTAGCTATTGGCGTAGCTGGATTGGCTGATTTCTTTGCTAAAAAGAAAGTTTCTTTTGAATCAGAAGAGGCCAAAAAATGGAACAAAGATATTTTCGAAACCATGTATAAAGCAGCTTTAGAAGAATCAATGAAAATAGCTGAAGAGAAGGGTGAAAATTACCCATCATGGGAAGGTAGTAGATATTCTAGAGGTGAAACATATATCGAAGGATGGTCGCCAAAACCAGAAGGGGAACCAATACCGCTTTACAATAGTTTGTTTTTGGGCCTAATGCCAACTGCTTCATCGGCAATTTTGTTAAGCGTATTTGAGTCATTTGAACCAGTAACTGCTAATTTATTTACAAGAAGAGTTGGTCAGGGTGAATTTTTGGTTGTCAACAAATATCTAGTTAATGAATTACTTGAGTTAGAACTTTGGGACAATGAAATGATTGACAAAATTATCAAAAACCAAGGCAGTGTTCAGAACATAATGGAGATACCTGAAGATATCAGATATAGATATAAAGATGTGTATGAAATTCCTCAGAGAACGTTGTTAGATTTGTCGATTATTCGAAACAAATACGTAGACCAGTCACAGTCATTGAACGTTTATTATTCAGACGCCAAATACTCAAGAATAGCAAGCGCACTTATGTATGCGTGGAAGGGTGGTCTTAAAACTGGTGCTTATTACACCAGAACAAAGTCTAAATTGAACGCTAACACTAAATTAGCTATGTCTCAAATAGCAACTGAAACATTACCTCAGAAGCCAAAAGACAGCCAATTTGAGTGCTTTGGTTGTACAACTTAAAATAGCACATATATTTTTAAAAGGGCCTTTTTAGGCCCTTTTTTATTTGTTTATTTACTTACAAAAATGTTTTAGTATCATATTTATGATAAAACTATGGCAAAAGGTAAATACATAAACATTAACTACCCATTTAAGGATAGTCATAAGGGGTTCTTTTTGGATTTGAATGCTGATGATAACTCAGCAATTAAAGCCGATTTGATGCACCTGATTTTAACACTAAAAGGTCAAAGATTATATAACCCAGATTTCGGTACCAACCTATTAAGGTATATTTTTGAACCAGAAGACGGTTATACTCTTGATAAAATCAAAACAGAGATAAGCACAACAGTTAAAAAATATCTACCAAAATTAGTAATTAATGACGTTAGCGTAACTCAATCAACAGAAAATGACTACGCGGCTGTTGTCCGTATAGACTACCAAATAACTGATGATGTTTTCACAACATCTGACTTTGTAATCATCAATATTTAATATGGCAAACCAAGGTATAAATTATACTTCCCGTAACTTTGCGGATATCAGAACTGACCTTATCAATATGGTCAAAAAATATTACCCAGACATCTTTAACGACTTTAATGATGCCTCAGTTGGTATGATGCTTTTAGAACTAAACGCCGCTGTTGGGGATATGTTATCATTTAATACTGATAGGATGTTCCAAGAGACACAAATTGACTACGCTCAACAAAGGAGTTCAATTTTATCAATGGCTAGAACGTTTGGCCTTAAAGTTCCAGGTAAACACCCAAGCGTAACCATTGTTGATTTTTCAGTCACAGTACCACCGTTTGGTAATAGCTTTGACGTTGCTTATTGTCCTATAATAAAGGCTGGGTCTCAAGTTTCTGGGGCTGGTAAGGTATTCGAAACATCAAACGATATTGATTTTAGCGACCCATTTACAATTGGTGGTATTCCTAATAGGTTGGTAATCCCTAACTTTGATGCCAATAACATCTTGGTAAACTATACTCTAACAAAAAGAGAAATCGTTGTCAATGGTTATACCAAAATCTTTCAACGTGTTATTACAGCTAATGATGTTAGACCATTTTTGGAAATAGTATTACCTGAAGATAACGTAATTTCAATTCAATCTGTTATTTCACTACAAGGAACCAACTATACAAAAGTTCCATCACCATCTCAATTCTTAGATGAAGACCTTAAATGGTATGAAATGGATGCTTTAGCTGAAAGTGACATCTTTATACCAGATAACCTAACATTGTCAGACAATGCTGGTATAAAGGCTGGTAAATGGATAAAAACAACCAAGAAATTCATCAAAGAATATACTGATTTAGGGTTCACTAAACTAATTTTTGGTGGTGGTAGTCAAGATATCAGTAGTTTATCAAGCTTTAGTGTAAACCCAGCTCTTGTATCACAAATTGGTGATTTTATAAATAACATGTCGTTAGGTGAAACACCTACTGCTAATACAACTATGTTTATTAAATATAGAGTAGGTGGTGGTTCAGAGTCAAACCTAGGTCCTAACGTACTTACCAATATAGGTACGCTACAATTAGCCCTTAATGGACCTAACCCAGCTATGAATAACGCTGTTAGAGCATCATTAACGGTAAATAACCCACTACCAGCACTAGGTGGTAGAGATGAACCTAGTGTAGAAGAGCTTAGAAACTTGGTTAGATACAATTTTGCGGCTCAAAATAGGTGTGTAACGATAAAAGACTACCAATCTAGAATAACTTTAATGCCAGGTGAGTTTGGTGTACCATTCAGAGCAGGTGTTTATGAAGAACAAAACAAGATTAAGGTCTATATTTTAGGTTTGGATGCTAATGGTAAGCTAGATAATACATCAACTAGCACTATGAGAACAAATATTTCTCATTATTTAGCTGATTATCGTATGTTGAATGACTATGTTTATGTCACAAACGGTAAAATAATCAATTTAGGTATTGATGTTGACCTTTATATTGATAAAAAAGTACCACAATCACAAATTGCGGCTCAAGTTATCAATGCAGTGCAGACATTTATGGACATAAACTCCTATCAAATGGGTGAAAACATCTACTTATCAAATTTGGTTGAACAAATTAACAACGTAGGTGGTGTTTTAAACGTAATTGACTTGAGAGTATATAACAAAGTTGGTGGTGGATATAGCTTAAATGAAATATCACAACCTTATTTGGACCCTACTACTAGACAAGTTGACATATCTTATGACTATACACTATATGGTGAACCAGTAAGTATGTTTGAAATCAAATATCCTAATACAGATATTAAAGTAAGAGTTAAAGGATAAGGTTTCCTTAAAAAGTTATAGGTAGTATATTTAAAGAAAAATACTATGAACAAAATTTATATGAAAGAAAAAATAGTTGAAAAAACTGGTGACGGTAGCGATTGCGGTTGTAAAAGCGGTCCATCAACTAATGAAATATTAAACGAAACATCTAAAAAAAAGAACATTGGTTTGGTCAATGGATTTTTTAGAGTATTAACCTTTTCAATCTTTTTACTTTTGGTGCCATTCATAACCATGTATTTTATTTGGGCGGCATTCAAAATGATTGTTTTGAATAAAAATGTTGATATAAAGAGTGCCCTATTAGCAATAACCAAGGGCAAAACAGAAATGGCGGTAAATGAAGACGATGATGATTATGATGAACTTGTAATGATGGACGTTGAAGATATAAGCGAACAATATAGGAAGTAACATGTCAAATAATATAAGAATAAAAACCACACCTAACGGAACGGACAAATATCTTAAGGTTAAATTAGAACAGGATTTCGATTTTATCGAAATTTTGTCTTTAAAGATATCCCAAGAAGACGCATACAGACGTTTTTGTTCTGATTATGGTGCTGTTGTTGGTAGAGTTGTAGTGAATGGTGGCTTTGGTATCCCAAATGCCAAAGTTAGTGTGTTTATACCTATTGATGAGGTGGATAAAGACAATCCATTAATTAGTGGTTTATACCCTTATGAGTTAGTTACAGATAAAGATGATGAGGGTATACGTTATAACCTATTACCTAAAGAGTCTGAGACAAATAATCCATGCTTCACACCAATTGGTACATTTCCAAACAAACGAGAAATTTTAGATAATGACGTTATGATGGATGTGTATTGTAAGTACTACAAATTCACAACTACAACAAACTTTGCTGGTGACTTTATGATTTTTGGCGTACCAGTCGGTACACACACTATTCACGTTGATGTCGATATGTCAGATATAGGTCCTTTTTCACAAAGACCTTATGATTTAATTAGTCAAGGCGCACCAAAAAAACTTTTTGATTCATCAACTAAATTTTCTGCAAACAAAAACTTAGATAAACTTCCACAAGTAAAAACTGCTAACGTTGGGGTTAACGTACAACCATTTTGGGGTGACTTAGAATCTTGCCAAGTTGGTATTTCTAGAATTGATGTTGACTTAAACTACAATTTAGTGCCAACAGCTATTTTCACTGGTAGTATTTTTGGTGACCAAGATAAAGATAGCATAAATAAAAACTGCGCCCCAAGACAAGGCATGGGTGAATTTTGTCAACAAGTAACTGGTAATGGTACGATAGAAATCCTTAGAAAAACATTTGAAGGTGAAACAGAAAACTTCTATGTTGAAGGTGGGCAAGTTATTGATGAAAACGGTGTTTGGGCTTTCCAAATTCCTATGAATTTAGATTATGTGAAAACGTCTGAAGACGGTCAGTTAATCCCTTCAAATGACCCCAATATCGGTGTGCCTACTAGAACTAGAGCTAGGTTTAGAATCGGTATGGATGAAACAGGTGACAATGGTAGACTTAGAACAAGAGCGAAATATTTGGTCCCTAATAATCCACAAACAGACTCTCAAATTGACTACTCGTTTGATGAAAATACAAAAGATACTAGTTTCAGAGATATGTTCTGGAACAAGATATACACAGTAAGCAATTTTATTTCGAGATATCAAAAGGTTAAGATTAATACACCTGGCTTAGTCAGCACCGTTGCTGAGACCACAAGCCCTATTGGTGGTTTCCTTCCTAGTAGGGGTAGGACTAGAAACTTTATTGGTATTAAAAATGTTGATGATTGTGCTGGGGTAAATACACCATTCCCATACAATAGGGTTAATACAAGGACAAATCCATTGTTCTTTGTGATTTGTTTATTATTAAAATACATTATTTTTATCATCGCATTATTGAATTCAATTTTGATACCGCTTATAAACCGAGTGATACAAGCGATAAACTTTGTAATTTCAATAATCAACACAATTATTGATGCGGTAAACACATTGCCGTTTGTAAACATAGGACACGTACCAGAAATAGGGTATATACCTTGTATAAAGATAGAGTGTCCAAATGGTAGTGGGGTTTATTTTGCTCCAGGTTGTAGCACACAAAACGTATTGGATGGTGGGTTAAGTTTTGACGCCACAAGCCCAGCACCTAATTTTTATTGTGATGGTAGTTGTGCTTTGTTTGACTCTGTAGGTTTAGACGATTGTATCGCATTTCAACTAGCTAGTGAACTAAACATGTATGAGTTTGATTTCTATAATGATTGGATTAACGGTACATTGTATTCATTCTTACTTAAGTACAAAGCTAAAAAGAATGGTAAAGAAAAATATTGTGATTACGATTGTGAAGATTTTGATTCATCATCCGATGTTGATTGTAACAATCAATTGTTGGTAGATGTTATGTTACCAGAATTTGGTAATGCTAATTCACAAGACGTAGTTGTTAATACAGGTGTTGTAAGAGAAGGGGTTGTTAAAAAGGTTGATGAAAATCTATATTATGCCGCTACTCAACATAATGCACAAGCTAAACTATTTGCTACAGAAGTAATTTGTTTAGGTTCTGTTTTTGATTGTGATTGGCAAGGATTACCTAAAATAGCACAATATTTTAGACCTAGTTCTTATCAAATACCACCAGTTGTTCCAGAATTTAATGATGATGGAACAATAATCGAAGAAACAGGTATTGTGTCTTTGAACGACCAAGCTGATGGTTTATTCTTTAAAATAAACTGTTCTGGTTTACACGTAAATGCACAACAAGCTTTGAATATTAGACATGCTTGTGAGATATTTGTCGATTTAGATGTGACTAGCGATACTGGTATTGCACCAGATGGTGTTATTGGTAGTAATGATATCACAGATATCGGTACAGATGTTAGGGATATTTTTGTTAAATTAAATTCTGGTACAACAGGGCCAAACATAAACTTTAACAACGTATCATCGTATGACGCCACCCCAATAAATACAGCATTTAACCTACCAAACATTGGTGAGTATGACTTTACTTCACCAGTACAAAATGGTCAGGAATATATTGATTTTAGAGGATATTACACTTACAATACCGACACATACACTCAACCTAAATTCCATTCGTTCTTTACCTATTTTGGTCTTATACCAAACCAAAGCGCTATGGATATACTAAAAAGAAACTACTTAGGTGTTTGTACACCAGTAGTTAAAGCTAGGTTTGTGATTAGTACTACGGTAACACCAGACGTATTAAACTTAAATGAAGGTATTATAGAATTTACGATATTGGGTAGTGTCGGTCCATATACTTACACAGTTACAAATGGGTCAGGTTATGAATCAACTGGTACAATAGGTGTCACACCACCTACCGTAACGATAACTGGATTAGCTGTCGGCACATATACAATAACAGTTTTAGATGCTTTGGGTAATCCAGTAACAACAACCGTTTCAATCACAGGTCAACAACCATTATTTTGTGATGTTTATGTATCACAAACAGATACTAGTGCTAGTGGAGATAACGGTCAAATAACTATAGCTAGCGTTGGTGGCGGTGTTGGTCCATATAATTTTGAAATAACAGATTCATTAGGTAATCCAGTTGGTTCACCTTCTAGCGGAACAATAACCTCATTACCTTTAGTGATTAATAACTTGGGCCCAGAACCAACAGGCTATATTGTAACAATAACAGACACGACTGGTAATGGTTGTGTGACAGAAAACCTAACAATGTCTGGTGTTTATCCGTTGTCATTAGTGGTCAATCAAGTTCAACCAACATGTTATGAATCAACAAATGGTGAAATAGAATCTGTTGTTACTGGTGGGGTTGCACCTTATACAATTCACGTAACTGGCCCTAGTACTGATGAATATAGTAGTAGTGTGATAGGGTTAGGTATTGGTACGTATAATATCACAGTTGTTGACTTCTTAGGTAACACCACATCAACAACAAGTTCATTGACATCTGTACACCCATATCTTCATATAGAACCTGCGAATGCAACAGAATTGGCTATGCAATGTTCATCGACACATTATTACATTAAGTTTTATGTTACATCAGGCATAGCACCAGGCTCAAATGCTTATGTAACTTATCAATTAGATAATGGGGTAACTTATAACACTACATTACCATTTGTTGATAATGCAACACCACTTGTATTACAAGTAGCTGATGCCTTATTAAACTCAAATGTAAAAATTTCAGTGAGCGATTCAGCAAACCATGAATGTTATAGTAACCAAATACAGATTTATGAAAACCAAATCAGTCTACCTAACCAAGCTTTAACTGCAACGATTACAACAACACCTAGTGGCAATATGTTCAACCCATATCACCACGTAATAAATATAAATGGTGGTTTTGCACCTTATGTGATTTCACCAATAAATGATGATGACTATATAGACAATAGCCCTACATCAACACGAACAATAACCGATAGTGTCGGTTGTTCAATAACGGTAACTGGATAATGGAAAAAATAACACAGAAACTAAACTCACAATCTTCGGTTAACAGCGTTAACACAGACACGTTTGTTAAAGTCAAACTAGACAACACAAACAAAATTTTACCTTCAGATGTAATAAATGAAGTGGTAAATGCTGGTGAGCGTTTCAATACTGAACGACAACGTTCTAAATATTACAGAATCCTTGGGACAATAAACCCAACGATTAGTAATCCGTTGTTCAATCTTTCAGACACTCAAATGTCTGACCTATACACATGGAAAGGTTTTAATTTCTACGATACAAACACTAACTTGTATAGGTTTAATTCACCATCGTATCCTTCAAACATAGATAAATATCTAAAAGAAAAGGATGGATGGTTTGGTTATTTTGACCCAGATACAGCAAAAGCTGGTTTCTGTTTATTTTACGACATGGAGCCAAAGCGTCAACGTTTCTCATTTTTACCAGATAATGACCCATACCATGGAAACGCCACAACTGTTGATAACTGGGAACTAACCATAACATACCCAGCATCTATTGATAGCGGCCATACAATGGTATTAGGTGGGTTAATGATGATTGAATCAACCCCTGCTGTTGTTGGTGGAAGAAATATGACAGCATTTGGTTTAGCCTGTCAACATAATTTGAATATTGGTGATATTGTTAGACTATCAGGCACAACAAACTATGATGGCGACCATATAGTTGTTAGAACTGGTTTAGATGATGGTAACTATAAGCCTTACTATTTTGTTTTAGATTTGGACCCAACGGCTGGTTTTGTTGGTGCTAATGCTAGAATGACAAAAATGATTGGGGACGTTGAATCTCGCTATTATTTCAGAAAATTCAGAAAGGTTAAAACTAAATCAACCAATGTCATAAATCAATATGATTACGAAGTTTATAAATTAGGTTTTAGTGAAAACGTATTTAATGACGATGTTACACAATTTATGTTTAATCAAGATATTGACATAACAGATTTGGTGGATAACTTAGGCAGACCTCTAAGTGAACTTTATTTGACCTTTATTAAAACAAACAGCAATAATTTATTCACCAATGTCTCTTCTGGTATTGAAACACCTGCAATTGCTAAATTAACAACCAGTGATTTTAATACCTTCTTACAAGACATACCTGTAATAAATAGAATCCATAATTCAACAAATGGTTCACCATTCACGTCACATATACCCCTTGAGAATAACGTAACATTCAACAACTCAAATACTGATTTTTACGGTGATTTGGTAGAATATAACACTAATGTGTTAAAAGAGACGGTTTTGGCTGAAGTTTACTATAGATTTAATACAATTAACAGAGAAGATGATACGCAAAGCGTATCTTATCAAGTTTTTGAAGATGGTGAAGTTTACACAATAGATTTGGGCCCAAGACATGAAGGTTATTACTACAAAGCGCATCATTTGATTCGTATTAGAAATTTTTCAACATATATTGAACAAGGAAACTCAAGCACTGTTGATATGCCTAGTTATGTTACAGCATTTCCTGATGGTAGATATTTATGGAGAGACCTTATAGATATAGGTTCAATACAACCTAATTCCGAAGTTCTTGACTACCCATTTATCAACGGTAGTCATTACATGTATGACAATTATTGTTTTACTGTAAAAAGACAAGACCCATTTGATTTCTGGGGGTTATATTACGCTAACTTCCCAGCTGACCCTATTGGTCAATTGATAACTGATAAATACGATGTAAATACATCAGACGATGTTTGCTAACAAGATTAAAATAAATATTGGTACCGTTTTTTCTGGTTCCTCTGGTAATAACATTATGTTACCATTAACCACGTCATTTCAACCAGTGGACCAATCAGAGCTAATTGATAGGGTTTTTGTTGAGGTTGAAACCGAGAAAGCGATTAACCCAATCATAGACTACGAAAAAACAAGATACACACCTATCGACTCAAATAATTTACCTATTGAGAAGATTGTTTATGTTTTAGATTTTAGCGGCCAAACTACCTATGGTCAAATAGGGTACTCAGATGATGATATCAAATACAATAAATCAAACTTCACAAATTCTTATTTGAATTTGAATTTTTACGATTCGGACAATCCGCTTATACAAAATTTGGTGGGTAACGTTACTTTGTTTACTCAAATAAAATCTAGCGATTTGTATCAAAGTGGGTCAACAAACGTATCAATTGGGAATGTTTTACCAGCTTCTCAGATTCCAGTGATGTTTGTCCTAGAAAACCCAACAGTTAACAGACGAGGTTTTGGTGAGGGATTCCATCTTTATGGGTACAAAGATGAGTTGAACATCAACGAATCAAAATATTTGTATATGAGGGCTAGTTATAACAATGCCAAATCTGGTTCATCTACTAATTTAATGGTTAAAACAACTCCACAACCTATAGATTTATTAGTACATGAATTGTATACTAGGTATATACTAACTAGGACAAATGATGGGTTTTACTACAAAATAGATGATACCTATCAGGGTAATTCTGGTGTTACAGGTACAAATAACGTATCATATACTACAAATACTGGATATAACACAGTAACAATAACACTTAACCAGATATTGGCCTTGTAATGGAAGTATTAAAACGCAAAATATTACTTGAAAATAGCATAGATAGGTCTCCAAACAGTCAAACTTGGGGGACTTTGACCGCTGAAACCTTCTTCATCAATGTTTTTTTAACTCAAACATATGATGATATGGGTATTTTTACTGAATTAGACTTTATTTCAGCTGATACAATCAACCCACAGACCGTTGACTACACAATTTTGAACAATAAATTGCTTTCAAGTGGTCTAACATTCTCATATATGACCGACCCAACGGTTTATTTTACTGGAACAACATCTGATTTTGAAAATTTTACCCTAAGAGACCCGTCAAAAATAGTTTCAGACTACTACAACTACCTTTATTTGTCCCTTACTGGGTCAACGGATAGCAAAATTAGTGAATTAATGTCGTATAACGCGACACAAATGTATATACCAGGGTTTGATATTGTGCAAACCAACTATCAAAACTATGAAAACATCTCTTTAAGCGCCGTTAGTCGGGTCACAGTACTTGGTGAACCTAACAAATATGTGTTTGATACAATAGTCGATACCAATATAGGTACCGATAACCAGATATATGGGTTATATTATCAGGACTATACTGGTAAAACCAATACTGTCAATATTAATGGTATACCTACAACAATACCTCTGACAGTTTTTACCTTCGTAGGTGAGGGTCAAAATGAAACCAACACCTCACTATCTGCCATTACCAAAGAAGAGTATTTATTTGGTATAATTTCTAAACCAGAAGTTAAAAATGACGTATTTATAGACAGAGGTGTGACATCAGTATTTGAACCACATTTAAGGTTATCTGAGATTAAAACATTAGGTGAACTTACAAGATATGGTAATGGTTTTTATAAGATTGTTAGACAATAAAATGTACTTTTTACTGTCAATACCTTAAATTTAAAGGAAAACCATGAAAAATTTAGACATCAAACATTTTGAATCCAAAATTGAACCCAAAAAAAAGGATAGGTTTATTATTAATCTACCTGAAGAATTGAGGATTCCATCATATTTGATTAAAAGTATTGAATTTAAGGAGGTCTATAGTTCACTGGCGCAAAAATTTGAATTTGAGCTTGAAATATATGAAACAACTGATATATCTGTTTTACAAATATTAAAAAACAAAATGGCGTCACAAATAAATGACTATTCTAAGTTTAATATAGAGGTTTTTTTGATTGATGCAGTTGGTGTGTGTTTAAACACATGGAAGCTTAATGGGTGTTTTATAACTGAAGTATCGTTACCTTCATTGA